ATGAAAGATATGGAGTTCCTCAAATCCTTTGATGTAATAGCTGCTAGTCCACCTTGCCAAACGCACAGTATTACTCAACACCTACGCAACGCTCAGGGTAAGTCAACAGATAAGATAGATTTAATACCACAAACTAGAGAGGCTTTGATAGCAAGCGGTAGGCCTTATGTTATTGAGAATGTGCCAGGCTCACCACTTGTTAACCCAATACAAATGTGTGGTTCATCCTTTGGATTAAAGGTTAGAAGGCATAGATTATTTGAAAGCAATCTCCAATTAAAAGGATCTGTTTGTAATCATAAAGAACAAGGCAAACCAGTTGGTATCTATGGTTCTATGAGGGATGAGATACCTAATGGTGGTCATACTGCCAAGAGTATTGAACAAGCAAGAGAAGCAATGGGAATTGATTGGATGATATGGGGTGAGTTAGTTGAAGCTATACCACCTATCTATACTAAAGAAATTGGCACACAGATTTTAAAAAATTTATGATAGTATTTAATTATTGATCGGCTCTCTCCGATCTAGAAAAAGAAAGCCTTGCTCCCCTTCCAGCAGGGCTTTCTTTATTTTGTAAAGACAAAAACCCCTTCGGGATAGGAACCGAAGGGGCTATTGCCAGCACTCAACTGGATATCGGATCCAGCCTTGTACTATAAGTATAACAGATTATTTTTTTCTAATCCAGTACTGATCGTTGATAATTAGTGTGTCTATCTCAGCCTTGTGTCGCTCAGTAAATAGAAGTATGCCAGGTCTAGGAGTATGAGCAGGTGGTAGGTTGCGACCCCAAGTGTAATCATCAAAGGCCATAATCCCACCAGACTTTAATAGAGGCCAAGATAATTCTGCATCTAATAATACACTAGCTGCGGTGTGGTCGGCATCAATATAAATAAAATCATACGCATCTGTGAAGTGAGTTCGTTGTCTAATTAAATACTCATCTGTTTTACTTGTGATAGATACAACTGATAGATCTTTTACCTTCTCCTTGTAGACCCGCTCAACATCTCTAAAGTCCATCTCGGCGTGGCTTTCCTCATCACTTCCTTGCCAAGTATCCACATCAATTAAGACTGAACCTTTAACGGTTAAGATATTATTACACAACCATACACTTGCATCTCCGGTGAATACACCAAGCTGTAAAAACTTTAGGTTAGGTTTATCTTTAAACTCTGCAAGATAAGTTTCAAAGTTATGCTTAGCGGTTATCTCAAACCAATTAGGATAGGTCATTGCTTGTCCGTACTGTAGAAACCATTACCTTTAAAAGTTATAGCAGGAGGAGCATAGACCCGAACAGCAAGATCACCACAACAGAGAGGTATATTCTCATCATCATACACAGACCTTTCAACTGACTTAATTAGATTACAGGTATTACATTTGTATTCGTAGATCAAAGTTGTATTCCATCTTCTAACTTTAGAAATCCTACTAACTTATTACGCTTAGTTCTATTCTCAAACTCAGTAGTAATAGGTAGCCACTTATCCTGCCACTTAGGTTGAGGTATAGTAGATAGATTAAATCCCCACACACCTTCCGGTGTAGAGTTTATATACCAAGGTGTAAGTGATCTAATACCTGCTGCCATAAGTAATCCCTGATACTTACTCTCTTCAATAAGTAGATCAGGGTAGTGGGTCTTGCGAGATTTTAATTCTATAAACATCTTAGACTCTAATGAAATACAATCCCAGTTATCAAACTCTTCACTCTTCTCAAGGTCGGAGTAGTACTTCTCTCTGAGATACTCAAATAACTCTGGCTCTTTAAACTCTATGCCCAAGGTGTCTCACCCCCGAGCCTATCTTGTAATCTACGCAGGGCTGAGATTGATCTGCGATCAGCAGTAGATGTAGCACATTCTAAATATTGTGCTACTTGTTGCAGTGTATAGTTATCGTAGTATCTCATCTGTAATATAGTTTTATCTTCTTGGCCTAGCTTTAGATAAGCCTTCTTTAAATCAATTAGGATAGCTAATAGGTTGCCACCTTCAGCCGGTGTTGATTGCTTACGAGGTGTGCCATCATTAATCATCTCTTGTGCTTGCTCTAGTACAGTTCCCTCTACAACGGATGCAATAATAAATGGGATTAACTGTGCAATAGTTGAGGTATCGTAGAACGCCTCATCTCCTACCTTATACCCAGCTTTACGAGCCTTCTCTTTACGAGCATATCTTTCTGCAACTCTACGCATCTGATAGGCAATACGCTTTTCATTCTGCTCACGCTTATCAGGGTTCTCTTCATTAAGTAGATCAGTAAAATGTTGACCGCGACCAATAGCCCAGAGATAACACTCTTGCCTTACATCATCAGTATCAACCCAGCCCTTAAACTTACGAACAATAATATAAGTAACTGAAGGGACTAACTCATATAGAGTTGGGTGTAGTTCTGGACTCATTCACAATCCAACGCGGGAACCTCAGGCCACTTTCCATCTAGCACCATAAGTGCAATAGCTGAATAGTTAAGTAGATCTACAAAAGAATCTCGTAGTGATTCATTACTAGGTGTAACATTATTATCAACAAGATTATTAATACGGGCTACCTTGTCCCACATACGAACTCTTAATCCATTAATAGGACCACCAGGAGATCTTGCTATATTTAATGGACCGTAATCGTGGTGCTTTGCAATAAGTAAATTACCGGCAGCATCTAATACATTCCACATATCTCTAGTAAACTCATCATCCACACTGTTACGTTTCTTCATACGATCTTTGTGATATAAATCCATAAGAGTTCCAACCATTCTAGTAGTGCCATCTTCTCTGAGTTCCTCATACATTTGGCATACCTATTGTCTGTTTTGTCTCTTCTATACCCTTTGCTAAGTATAGATCATTGAGGTCCATACCAGCCGGTAGCGACACGATAGTAGAATTGATAACCTCTTGAGCTACCATCCTTGAGAACTCTGCTCCTGGATTTGTACCATCATCTTTTAAATCATTATCACCAATAATATAAACCTTGCCATACCCAGTAAACATCCTAGTAAAGTGCGACTTCCAAGCCTGTACACCAGGAACTCCAACTGCTGGTATACCTAAGATTGCAGATGCAATAATGGTATCTAACTCACCCTCACAGATTGCTATGTATTCACTACTTAAAATGATATCGCTAACATTATATAGATGACCCTTCTGTCCTGTTGGCGCACCATACTTAGGCTTACCTTCATCTAATCTTCTAAACTTAAATCCAACACAGTGTCCCATTACAGTCATATAAGGTATGGATAGCCAGCCTTGATAGAACTCGTGACCTGCAATAGGTTCTTTGATATAACCTAAGTAGTACTGGTCAGCTACCTCTTTAGAAATCCCACGACCTGCGAGAAACTCTATTGCTTCCTCGCCTAGATCCTTGTTGTACTGGACTGCCGCTTCTAGCGAGGATTTCAATTGCTCTGATGAGAGCATCTTTAAACTCCATATTCTCTTTGATACTAATAATGTTTACTGCGTTGCCACCCTTACCGCAAGTATGACAGAAGTATAAGTTCTCTCTGGTATTTATTACCGCACTTCTTCTACTGTCATCGTGGAGTACACACCTAACAGAGCAAGCCCTGCCCTCTCTTACCTCACCGCCATAGTGAGAAACAATTACTCCAATAGGTATTGCATTTGCATCAGTATCTGAACTGCCTTTACTAGATCTTCTACTCCTTGACCAATCCTGTGCCGGCATCTGTACTCTCCTCTTTTTCTTCTACCACCTCTGGTACTGGTTGTAGTATTTCTGTTGTAGTTATCTCACCCTCTGGTACTGGTGTCATTGCTTCTCCTTTAACCATTGTGTTAGGTCCTGTATGACCCAAGCCTTTTCTATTCCTGCGCTTCTTCTTTTGAATAGTACATAAGATAAAGGCTGATTAATGCTACGATGCTTAGCATAATTAGCAGCTTCTTTTTGCGCTTCATCCCAGAACTCCTTTAGATTTAACTTCTTAGTATTCTTTAACTCAAAGATATAAGTCTCACCAGCAACTATAACTACTAGATCACCCTCATCCTCACCGCCAGATAGACGTAGCCTCTCAGCTACTAGACCCATCTTCCTAAACCACTTCATTACATCAGTCTCAAATTTTGCGCCTTTAGTCTTATTGTATTTTGGAGTCACTATAAATAGCATCCCTTCTATACATTCTACCCATTGCATCTGAATCACTGATCTGACACACCTCATAGTTAACAAATAAACCAACGTGGTCAGAGCCATCTGCAGTATGCGGTCCAAATCTATTCTTAACTGCTGCTACTTTTAATACTTTGTTATAAGGATCAAAGCCAAGCGTAAGTATTAGTGCCGGTAATTGAGATACCTTACCGTGGATTGCTCTACGAGCAGGTGGTTCAGTGGTCTTGCCATACTCACTCTGTTCGCTGACGTGGTGCAATACCATCACACAAGCCTCAGTCTTACGAGCCATATCGTGGAACTCCACCATAATAGATCTAAGTCCTGCCCACTCATTATCAGATTCTGCTGCCACATTCATTAGGTTATCTATTACAACCAGCTCTGGTGGAACTCCAAACAATTCAACATAGGCTTTTATCTCTAACTCAATATCATCTAATGATGGTGATGAATCAAAGACAAACTGTATGCTATCTAAATTACCTAGATGCTTATCGTAGTAATGACGGTTACTATTTAAGTTATTCTCCACCATAATCTGGCTGTGTCCTGATAAGTGGGCTGCTGCCCTCATCATTACCGTTGCAGTATCTGTATCTGCCGAGAAGAATAAAGTAGGAACCTTTGCTTTGATTATATAGATAAGAGCAAACATACTCTTACCAACATTGGGCGCAGCAGCAATCATACATACCTGACCTCTACGAAACTTAATCTGTTTTTTAGATAGAGCTTCCCATACGTCAGGTAGTGGTGTTGCATTAGTGGTTGACCCACGCCACGCCCTGTTTAAATTAAGCAACGTCTTCCTCTTTTATTTTTATATTTAATTTAGCCCTTAGTTTTCTGCGGTCACGCTCACTTGCTCCGCCCCAAACGCCAAATTTTTCATTGTATAATGCCCATTCAAAACATTCGGTAATATGAGGACATCTTCTGCATATTTTTTTAGCATTAAATGCCTGGTCATTAGCACCGATCTCAGGGAAGAACAGTTCTGTGTCTACCTCAGAACATAATGGGTTCTCAAATTTTTTAGGAACCCGCATAAATTATTTCTTAAATTTTGATACAGAGTCTGGATAAATCGGATCAACCTTTACATAGCCAGGACCCATACGTACAGGCTTTGGTCCTGCTGCTGGATCACACCAAGCCCAATATGGAGAGCCATCTTTTCTAACACCAGCCTTGTGTATCATCTTTCCATTAACACAATCAGGTGCATCAGCTCTGTTGTATGTATATACAGAACCAAACTTATCTGTAAGTACATCACCATCAGTATCTGTTGCTATTGATGTAGCACCTAATGCTTTCTTAGCATAAGAAATAGCGCTTACACCATTAAATGATTGTGGTGTTGCACCTAGTGTGGTGCCTGTAGTTGTTATCAATGTTGATAGATCAGACAATGATGTTAAAGATGATTCTAACTCAGTCTGATTAGTTGCGTAGATATTTATTAAAGTTCCATCAGCTAACTTATAGTTAACCTGGAACTTTGTGCTTTCCGGTGCAGCCATTACTTACCTCCACTATGTTTGACAGTTAATCGTACTGATTCCTGTCCCTTTTTAATTGGTACATTACCGAGAAGTTTTTTAACCTCATCGATATCTACTGACTCTCGACCAGCTATGGTGCTCCAACTAATTTGGATACCACTATTAGTCTGACCAGTAAATCCTTCTAACGAACTCTTTAATGACTCCTTCTCATTAGTAAGTTCTTTTATCTTTGCATCTAATTGTAGATATTTCAAAGCGGATGTGTCAACCTCTGGGTTGTCTATAAATACTTCACCCTCTTTGATAAGTTCTTTTTTTATACCAGTACATCCAATCTTGCCCGACTCATCAAAGTACTTGCAATAGAATCTGCAGTAACTTTGATCGCGCTCTGGCTCTGGTGCAATTGCGCTCTCTTTGATAGCTGATAACCAGTTCAAAGCATCTTGTGCTAGTGCTGGATCATATGGTTCTGAATGAACTTTAACATCTCGCTCATCACCATCACGGGCGATGGCTACTAGATTAACAGTCTTGGGCTTCCCTTTCCCAGACTTTTCAAGCAAGTAGCCATACACCTGTACTTGCCAACGCTGTTGTAGCGAAGGAAAGTAGGATAGATTTTTTACCTTAACGGTTTTCCAATCTATCACATCTCCGGTCTCTGGTATATATAAATCTATATGAGCTTTCATTCCTTCAAACTCAGCCTCTGTCTCAACCAAATACTTCTCACCCTTTGGGTCAAGTGCTGATATAGCCTTCTCAATCTCAGCGTGAATAGCAGTACCCATAATGGCAGCCAACTTTAATTCATTATCATTAGTTGCATCTCGCCCATTGAGACGATACCAAACTTTTCTACGACAACCACCTAACTCTGATGGACCTACCTGGGTTTGCTTTGATCTAGATCTACCAGCATCTTTAGCTCGTAGAACATCAATCAATAACTGCTTTGGATCGCTCACTCTAATCCCCACTTAATAAAACATTCTAGAATAAATTTATACATCTCTAAGTCTAATAGATGAAACTGTAATTGCCAATATATTTCTATCATAAACCTTCCTTACTTAGTAAATTGTGTCTTGATACTAGGTGTGCCACCACACCATACGTTGTACTGTATAGCAATATTGATTGCTTTCTTTGCAGCACTCGCTGCTTTAGCGTGTGTTTTGGTTTCACTCTCTAGTGCTACTAGCGCACCCAGAGCTATACCACCACCTGAACCTATGCCGTAGAAGTTTCTATCATCTCTCATATACCCATAGTCATCACTGATCTGATATATCTTTCCATTAAAACAAAGTAGTGCATCCCAACCTGAGTCATCATCACTCTTATTCTTAGGTGCAGGATCATAACCTGCATCGGTCAGGGCTTGTTTAATAGATGGTAGAACTCTAATCATTAAGAAGCGATCAGGTTCTTGAGTTTTAATTACCTTCGGTGGTTGCCATAAGTTATTTAAAATATCTCCAGCAGTAGCATCACCTGCTACAGCTATTAGATATTCATTGACCTTAACTATCTTGTCATAACCCTTAGCAATATAAGGTTTATCAGTATAGGTAGTCATTGAATCTGAGGCTATTACTGCCCAGCCTTTACCTTGAATACCGATTATTGCAGTCAATCTAATCTCCTATCTCTTGAAATAATTATAGCACCGAAATAAATTATTAGTGGTAGGCACTAGCGACACGCCGTGGATGCGATGATATCGGTTACTGGAGGGTAAATGGTTATACTACGAGCCGTGAGGCGAGTTAATCCAGAGGCGGCGCATTGAAGCGCCGCACTAGGTATCCATAGGATGTTCCGTCTACCAACCCTGCGAAAAAATAAAGATAAACTACCACCGAAATTTGGTACAGATCTTAGATCTTTAGGTCCAATACACGCTTGTCCTTGTGGTTCTAAAGTCTTCTCTATCTTAGCTACCTTTGATAACTATGAGATATCCTGGTATATGTTAGATGCAACCTGTGTTAACTGTGGCAATCTAGTTATAGTTCCTTGCCCAATAGATGATCCTGCTAGGGAAATTTAGACAACAAAAAAGAAGCCACCCCGTTTAAAGGGTGGCCTCCGTATTACCTCGCAGTAGAACTAAATTACTCTGTTCCTATGCCGTACTCTTTTTCAGTCTTGTCTGCCCACTTAGCCAATGGTCCAGCAATTGATCCTATTAAGATTGCTTGTTCTGGTGCTAGGTCAGCCGCTAGTGCTAATCCCATTGTTATTGCTGATGCTAGTACTGCTCGAAGATAAGACTTGAAAGCAGCCTTACTCTTCTTGCTCTTTAACTTAGCAATTAAATCTTTCATTGATTCTCCTTTTTTGGTAGTCGCTTCGTTGAAGCTGCTACCTTGTTGAGTGTTGTTGCTTTTCCCATCCAAGCAAACCAAGGTGACGTATCGTTACCGCAGTTGTCTTTGATGGAAATATGTAGATGCTTTATATGTTTATTTGAACCAGTATATTTTTTCTCGCCATTATTAATGGACCAGATCTTACCGGTAAATATTAAATACTTAACCCGCTTATCTGCTTTTAACCTTTCGTAGATATCAAAGCAGTCAATACCATTTACTGGATCGTGAGTTAGATCTACAGCATAACCTGTATTGTGGTCTGAGTTAGGACTCTGACTTAGGTGAGCAGCAGATGGTAGTAGACCATCGCTTGCTTTCTTCCTCTTGGGTCTTAATGCAGTGGCTTGTCTCAGTACAGCAATCGCAGCAGGTGTGGCTTTCTTTGCAACAGTTGTCATCGCTCAATTTTCTCTATTCCTTTTTCTAGTAATAATAAATGTAGTGCGTTAATCTTATCTGGTCTAAATCCTGACCAATGGAAGTTGTTATATACAACTACAGGTGCTTGTTTATATCCTAAATCTTCTGCAACTTTTTTAGCATCCTCATCTTCACTCATATCTACTGATGAGTACTGCACTTTATACCTATCTAAAACTTTCTTGGTCATATCGCATTGGATACAATCTGGTAATGTGTAAACTATTACTGCCATTATTTCCCCCTATTGTTTTCGGATAAGTATACTTATTATTTCCTCCACTTGTCGTTCAAGGCGGTCAACGGAGTCTCGTAAACTTGAGCCTCCATTCGGGCGAAGCTCTGATAAATAGTATTTAACTAGGTGTCTAACACCTATAGCCAGTGCTCCAATCAGGGTCGTTGTTGCTACTGCTAGTCCTGCCCATTCATTAGGTGTCATATCATCATATCAATCTAATAGTAGCCATTAACATTCCACCGTATCCGGAGAATCTTCTATCGCTAGGGGTTTTGTTTATAAAGTCAAGCTCTTCAATCAATCCAATATAAGATTCATTAGTTCTAAAATCTTCTACTCTAATGGTATCTCCTATATTCTCTACCGCTTCTAGCTGAGTCAACCGATCATAGGCTGAACCTTCATAGCCCACCTCAACACCCAAGTTATCGCTCTCGTGGTCATAACAGAATAGAGGATATTGGATTATTCTTTGGCGAGGTACAGCAGGTAAAGACTTTAATTGGTATCCAGTAAATAGTGGACCCTTGGTTGAATCAGTTGATGATCTAGAGATAGTAAATTTAAAAGCAAGATACTCTTGCGCCTGAGCAGGATAAGGTATACCTATCTCACTTGTTGTAGCACCTTGAGCAAAGCCACCTATGTTGTACTCAGTATCTTCATAATCAATAGACTTGATGCTGATAGCACCATCTGTAGTGTCTACTCTAGGATTAAGTAACTTAAATAATTTATTCTCTAAAGTGTTATAACGAATAAAACCTGTTTGTAAATAACCAGACTCAACTTTAACTGCAGATGATTCAATCCATACACCATCTCCTGGGACAGCAAAGGCTACCCGATCTGTTGAACCAAGGAAGGCAGTTGAATCAGCAGTAACAGTCTCACCGGCAGCACACACATCCCAAGCATAAGCAAAGACTAGGCTATTAGGAATTACTGGTTGGGATAAATCAATACGAACTAAACCTGACTCAGTATCCTGCTTAGTAGATACATAAGCAAACTTATCTTTAAAGGTTACATCTTTACATTCAGCTTCAAATAGTAATGGACCATAAGAGATATCTCCCTCATTGCCTATAACTCCAACTCGTACACCTTTGTTAGTGCATAGCACTGCATAGGTACCAAGGTAGGTATCAAAGGTATTGATGATCTCACCCTCTGGTAGATCAATAACTACTGAAGGAATACTAAGTTCTGGGAAACCAAGAGAGTTAGCATTAGTTAAATCTAAAGTCATCTTATAGATAGATGAGTTCTTACGACTAAATCCACCAATATAAATAGCACTAGGACCCTCTGAAATAGTAGTCCAAGTCCAGTCTGTCTGAGGGTGTGTGTAGTGAGCAGCCGGTAAAGTAGAATTAATAAATTTACCTGTTGTTGCAGCACTGGCTACAGTAGCTGCTCCTTCAACATACTCAAATGTGGTAGTAGTAGGTGCTGCTGTTACCGTTGCTGTAACATTATAGGCAGTAAATGGTGCTGGTAAATCTATAACAGTAACCTTATTGCCAGAAACTAAACCGTGAGGAGCACTTGTGGTCAGGG